GAGACCTGACGCCAAAAGTAGTACCCGCCACCCACCGCCTGCTTGTAGATGTTCGTGTAGATGAGGTCTTCGGCAACAGGTGGCGTCAACGACACGCGGACAACAGCCCGATCTGAGCCACTACCAATGGTGGTGTGGGCCCCAGATGGCGACGGAGGGCCCTCATGTCCACTGCTGTTCACGAATGTAGCCCGGTAACGGAACGTGAAACTGTCGCCCGAGTTGTCCAGCGAGTAATCGGTCAGATAAGAGGTGTCCACTTGCTTCTGCGCACCCGGCGGCGATGGGACCTCGCTGACCCCAACCGGAGCAGCGTAGTCCCCGTTCCACTTCATGTTCGCGTCACGCCCGTTGAAGACGTACAGCCAGTCGTTGTAGATCGAGAAGCGATCCCCATCCTGCGGAGTCGGCGCGTCGTAACGCCCAGTCAGGAAACGGTTCGCAGCTGGGATCCCATCCCGCCGCAAGAACCCCACGTTCCCCGCCCACGCCGCTACAAACTCAGAGGGCCCGCGGGGGATCCTGAACTCCGTCATCGCAGAGATGATGTTGTCCTTGAACGGATTCGGGTCCCATGTGACGTACTCGCGAACGCCACCGGCCTTCCGCACCATCCCCGTCGTGTCAAAAAAGACGCCATGCGCCTTCCGCATCTCCCCATTCTGCTGCCACGCACGGTCGGATAGGCCCGTAGTGACTACAGGGGTTGCGCGACGACCCTTGCCTCGGGCGATACGTCCCATCGGCTACTGGTCCACAAATCGGGGCCAGCGGCCATCATGGAGCTCCAGACGACGGCTGGCCGTGGCGCCGCGACCGACGCCGGCAATCCGGTTCGGGTCCATGTCCTGCTCCATCGCCATCTGGTCGACGCCCTCCATTGCGATCTGCCGCTTCTGAGCAGCCGCACGGTGGTTTTCCTCTTCAGAAAGAGCGAGCGATTCAGCAAGAGTCAGGATCAGGTGGTGATACCGCGACGGTAGAAGAGGAACCTCATTGTCGAGGACAAGGTCTTTCTGGCCAGCGAAGTACGTGAGACTGACGAGATACTCCTCGTCGGGCGGAGGCCAAAGACGGACACGGGTAGTCGATGCGTGACCAGGGTGCCCGCCGATGAACTTGTCGGAGACGGTGTCGAAGCCAAGCGCGCTATCTGCAGTGCTCTCAGCAAGTTCGCTTCCAGACGATGAATCCAAATCCTTCAGCCAGAGCAAGTCCGAACCGCCCGCCTCAGTGCGGTAAAGGCGTCGCCGAAGGCCGCCGCGGGTTCGGATGCCGGTGATGTCAACGTCCTCGTTCGTCAGCGTCACAGAAGCCGTCGGGGAGAGAGGGCCAACCTCGCCAGTGGCGTCGTTCAGATATGCGTAAGCGAACGAGTAGACCCCTGTCAGGCCCGTGCCCGCCGCCGCGGCGACAGTGGGGCCGAGACGTGGAGTCTCAAGTTGCACGCTCGAGTCCAGCGCGTAGGCGCGCGGGTACGTCTCTGTGTCGTTGAACGTCAGGACCGCCATGCCGGAAGGCAATAGCGACTCCTGCGGGATCGGCGTCTGCCACCCGTTGCCAGTAACGACGAGTCGTTCAATCTGCGTGCAGCCCGCAGGAAGCGGGTAGGTGTCGAAATACACCTTCAGTGCGGCGGAGCCAGACACCGTCGCCCCCGGGTACTTGACCGGGATCGTAAACGACGACCCCGTCGAGTTCCCAAGAGTGATCCGGTAGAGCGCGTCATCCGGCGAAGAGGACAGGGCCCCCGCCAGAGTCACAGTCGCAGCCGACCCGATCCCCACCGTGTAGGAGTCGTTCGTGAACGTGGCAGTCGAGCTCGTGATCGGCGCCCGGGTCTGGAATTGATGCTGCCCTCGCAGCCACTCCCAGTCCGAGCGCCGACCGACGATCTCCTGGATCGCATCGTTGACGAAGCCCTTCAGACGGGCGGTGTTCCCGTCAAAGCCTCGTCTACGACCCAGCCGCGTGTAGAGCGTGGAGAAGTCCACGGGGGGACCTCCCTACGCTACGGCGTTCCCGAGCGGCCCGGAGGCGAGTTCACCAGGTACAGGGTTCCGACGAACTCATGCGACGAGAGGTCCGGCTGAGTGCCTTCGCTCACGCCAACGATCTGGATGACCTCATCCTCCCCAGCGAACACGTTCGTCGGGGTCGAGTTGTCAGGCCCTTCGACCGGAACCGTGAACGGAGCGCCCGCCGAGATCCCGCCGTCGCCGCCCGTGAGGGTGGAGTAGCCGCTGGCCGACAGGTTGTCGGTGTCACTGCCGTCCGTGCCAGCGTTGCGGGCGTAGAAGCGCCAGCCGTTGCTGGCATGGGAGCCGATGAGGTTGTCGTCCGTCATGACACAGCCAACCACCTGCCATTCGCCGCTGAGGGCGTACGTGCGGGTGATGAAGATGTCACGAGTGAAGTCCACGGAGTCGCCCACGAACGAGAAGGACACCGGGATAAGGCCGAGGCCCTTCACCTGCTGTCCGTGCTTGAGAGCGGTCCACGCGGGACGCTTCCGGCCGCCCGCCTGGGCGCTTGTGCTGCCTGCCATCTGTCTATCTCCCCGACCCGCTTACACTCCCCTACGGGAGGCTCGGGCGTACTGGTGACGGGCGGGAGGGCACCATGCCCCCCGGCCCGCCACCGAGGTTGTTGTTGTCAGACGCCCCCGAGAGGGCCGCCGAAGAGCACGACATCGCCAGTCGCGTCCGACGCCGTCAACAGCGTCGTACCGACGTAGACCGCACGGACCTTCTGGATCACGTCGAACCCAGACTCCACGCTCGTCAGGAGCTTGTTGAACTCCAGACGAAGGGAGTTGACCGACTGGTTGAGCCGACTGATCGACTCGGAGATCGTCGCTGCCGACGCCACCGAACCAGACAGGTCGCCAGCCGACATCGTCGCCGCGGTCAGCGTCATCTGAGCCGAACCCCACTTCTGAAAGTAGGTCTGGCCAGTCACAGCCTCGAGCACGTCGTACTGCGAGACGTTGGTGCCGTTGGCCTTGATCGTGACCGAAGCCACGCCGCCAGCCTTCGCCGCGCTGCCGTACTCCCCGTCAGGGATGCCCTGCTCCGAGGACACGACAGCCAGCATCCCGAGGGAGCCGAGGTCGGACCCAGCGGCCCAAGTCTGAGCACGCCACGCGTTCTTGCCGACGCCCGTGAGCGCCTTGTCGGGGGGAAGGACCTGAACAACGGACCGGAACGCGAGTGCGCTGCCCGAAGCGTTGTAGATCTCGATCGTGGAACCGCCTGCACTGAGCATGGTGACCTCCTATCAGGCGACGAACGAGCCGGCTGCGAAGTCGCAGGTGCCGTGCTCGCGCAGGTTGAGGGGAACGTACATCGCGTGGAACTTCGTCTTGCAGATCAGCGCCCACTGCTCCTGGGCGAGACGCCACGGGTCGGAAGCGAAGTGCGCGTTCGGGTTGATCCACAGCTGGAGACGGCCGAGGTTGGTCTCGCCCTTGCTCTTCCCCTTGACGGGGTCGAGGAAGCCGGGCTCGAAGTTGTGCCCGGAAGCCTTGCTCGGAGCCTTGTCCGCGATGTTCAGCATGAAGGTCTCACCGGAGTCCTCGGTGATCCCGTAGTCGGGAACGACCTTGGCGCCCTTGAAACGCAGGTTGGCGAACCCAGCCGAACCCATCGCCTCATCGACGAGAGCACGCTCAGGGCCGCACCACTCCTCATAGGCGTCGTAGACAGCCACGTCCGTCAGCATGAGGTCAGGCCGTCGGCCCCACCGCGCACACTTCCGGTACAACTTCGTCCAGGCGGCCACGCCGTTGGCGGCGAAACCGCCAGCGACCTGCTCGTACTGGTTGAAGTGGTACGTGCTGTTCTTCGCGACGTTGCCCACCGTGCCCGTCTGGGCGGCAGGCGCGGCGAACTCGAGGAAGCCACGGAGGCCGTCGACATCACCGTCGGTGACCTTCGCAGTGTGCAACTGCGTCTCGATGAAGTTCCGCATCGTGATCGCGCACTGCTGGAGCTCCGCGGGCAGCATCTTGACGATCTGCTCCTTGGCGCCCTTGTTCGTGTCGATCTTGTCGGTGGCGACGACCGACTGGCAGCTGATCTGCCCCCAGTCGTCGAAGATGAACGGCTTGTAGAACTCCGACTCAGCCGTGTTCAGGGTCTCGGTGCCCTGGTACGTCTGGACGTTGGGGTTCTCAGCGTGCGCGAACGGAATGCGGGCTGCAGGAGCCGCCTCCATGTGGATCGCGCCGGTCATGTAGTGGTACCAGAGCAGGGGGGACTGCTCGAGGATGAGCCACACCATCTTCTCCCACGACGCTTCCCACGTCGCGGTGAACTTCTTGCTGTAGTCCGTCAGGGTGGTTGAGTAGGGAGCTGCCACGGTGTTTCTCCGCAGCGCGCTACGTCAGTGATTCACCCCAGCACAGCGTTGACGATGTCCTCGAAAGACATCGTCGCGGAATTGATCGCGGTTTTCTCCGCTGACCCCGCTTCGCTGCGCGGGGGGGAGGAATCCCGTCGCCTGCGCGCCTGGTTGATGGTTCGGTTCTCGGTGACTTCACGAAGGGCGCGTTCAGTCGCAAATGCAATCGCTTCGCGGTGCATCCCGTTACTGATCATCCCTTGGATCACCGGATCGTTCCCCTCGAAAGCAGCCCGAACACGCGAGACGACCTTGTCGTTCCCGAGTTGAGGGTACTCGCCAGACTTCAAGTCCTCGAAAGCAGCGTTGAGGGATGCGGTTTGTCGCTGGATCTTCGCCGGGCCTTCGTAGTCGGCCAGGCGCGTTTCAAGCGCCGCGATCTTTTCCTCGAACTGCGCCACTGCAGGAGACTTCGATGCGTGCTGCGCTGTGAGCTTCTCGACCATGTAGGCAAGTGCTTCAACGCCCTGACCAGCCTGAACCTTCTGCTTGACCTCAGCGATGAGGTCGTCACGAGACGGGCCAGTGTCCCTGGCTTCATCTCGCAGGAACGAGCCATCTGGCCCCTTCCGCTCGGTCGGAGCGTCCAGCCGCGCCTGCAGCTGAACACCCAGATGGGTCAGTTTCTCTCGCTCCTGGCGAGCGGCGGAAAGCTCGGTCTGAAGATCCTTTCGGATCTCCGCCTGCTGCCGCATCTTCGCCTGGAACCCACGCTCCATGTCCTTGTAGTGGCCATAGACTTCGTCTGGGAGTTCCTCCGGGTTGCCGGAGTAAAAACTCTCCGGTGAAGCGTCAGCGGATCCTTCACCATCGGGCGCGTTGGCTCCAACATCGGGGTCCTGAGTGACGTCAGCGTCGGGGACAAGCCCTTCGGTCGACGAACCGTTCAGTCCGGTGTCGGGGGTCTCTGCGGTGCCGATATCTTGTTCGGTGATCACGCGGTTCACTTCGCAGCTGCTTGTTCACGTTCACGAAACCTGTCCAGAACCAGCCGCTCCATTTCTGGACGTTTCGTCGTTGTCGGTGGCTTCAGCCCCAGCCGCTTTGCGACCTTCTTGAGCGTTCCCCACTTCGCCACCATGGTAAGGGATGGATCCCTCATGATGTCAACAACCTTCGGTGGCTGATAATCCTTCGGGTTCACCCGTCGAGCGCCAGAACCGTCGTCCTCCACCTTCCGATCCCAGGGGAGCACTCGAGGAGGAGGGGGCTCTTCCACAAGGATTGGGCCTGCCGCAAGAGGGTTCACGGCCTTCCCATTCTTTGATATCAGAGCCTTCTTCGGTTCTGCCTGTGGGGCGGCTGGCCCATGTGAGAACTCTCCGTATCTCTCCGCCCACTTGTCGGCGATCGCGCCCTTGTCGATGACCTTCGCCGACTTCCTCTTCTGTTTCGCCGCCCTGCCCGACTCTGCCAGCCCGTGCTCCTTGAGCAGACGCTTCGCTTCCGTTTTCGTCACAGTCAGTTGTCGCTGCCCCTTCAGGATCGTCTCGGGCGCGTTCTCGTAGAACGTGAACGAATCCATCTGCGGCGGCGACTGAGACTGGTACTGGCGAAGGGCGTCGTGAACGATGCGACCCTTCCGTCGACAACGCCCGCACGTCTTGAAGCGGAACCCGTTGTGCTCATCGGCCTTTCTGGCCGCAAACGTCGCAACGGACATTCCTTCGTCAAAAGTGTAGTCGCACCCTTCGCACTTGAAAGCGTAGTTCGGCACTCGTCACTGCCCCTGAGATGGAGGAGTTCCCGCCTGCGCGGCCCCCGTCACCATCGGATTCGCGGTTGGAGCGTTCAGGGTGTCCCCTGTCGCCGGATTGACGGCCACGCCGTCGGGACTTGTCTGCTGCATCGCCTGGCCTGCGGAGCCCATCCCAGCGTTCACCGCCTGCGCAAAGGCATCGCGCATCGACGGAGACTGGATGTTCCAAAGGTCGAGCATCTTGTCGATGATCGGCTGAAGGTCGGCCGGAGGAACCCCAGCGGCCGTAAGGGCCTGGATCGTCTGAGCGAGGTAGGTCGCAAAGCCGAGAATCGCCTCGCGCTCCGCCTCCGGGCCTCGCGGGCGCATCGAGCCTGTCCGAACTGCGACGTCGAACTGGCCGGCGATATCGTGCCGATTGAACGAAACGGGCATGTCCGAGCCAGAGACGCGCACCCAACGCGGGGCGTCAAAGTACTGCTGCATGATCTGAAACGTCTTGCGGGCGATCCTCGAGACGAACTTCTCGAACTTGCGGGTGTCTGAGTTCGACCGGCCCTCGGCGATCGAAGCCCGATAGGCAACTTCTGTTGCGGACCCCGCCGAACTCTTGCCGCCACGCATGGACTCGTCTGCACCAGACACTTCTGACAGGAACGTCCGAAGCAAGTTCGAGACCCCGTACACCTCCTGTGGGAAGGCGGTCCTCTCCAACTTCTTCACCGCGTTCCCAACACCACGACGGTCGCGAACTGCAACCAACGACGGACTCTTCGACTCCAGCTGACGCCTTCCCTCCTTGCCAATCGTATCGGGGTTGAAGAGCACTTTCTCAGCAAGGGTCGCCTCGAGCCCGTCGATCGCGCCGTCCACCAAAGACTGAAGGTTCTGAGCGACCGGAAGCATGAGCGCAGCCGTCGATGGGCCGTAATAGCGGTCAGGAGCCCGGTTCAGCCGGAAGTCGACAAAGGGGTAGCCATCCATGTCGAACGGACTGAGTCGATTCTTCAGGACTGTCGGGCCCTTCGACCCCTTGCTTGGCTGACGGCAGAGGGTCGTGACGTGAAGCTCACGGACCTTCTTCCTTCGCGTCCGCTTGCCTTCAAGGACCGTCCGCGTCTTCCACTCATGGTGCCAGACCTCAAAGAGCTCAACGTGCTCCGCGTCGGACTTGTGATAGCCCCGAGACGGGCGCTGGTCGTCGATCTCATCTTCCGACTTCTTCAGGTCTGCTGTCAGATGGGATGCCTTGCTCCCATACTCAGCCTGCGCGTCGTCGATGTGCATCAGACGTCGGACAGCAACCCAGGGCATCTGCCGGATCTCCGTGTACCCAGTCGGGAAGATCCAATTGCGGGGCGAGACACGGAGCAGGCGAACCACGGCATCCGGCCCGTCTGGCGCGAGGCCGAGCTCCTCGAGCTTCTCCAGAACTGTCTGCGCGCGAGGGTCGCTCTCCTCTTCCTCCGAGAGATCCGCATCGTCCACGATGTTCTCGTAGTCCTCGATTGGGATCGAGATCTGCGCCTCCTGGAAGATCAGTTGAACGACCCCGCCCCCGAAGATCTCCTCGTCATCGACGACAAGGTCGAGCACTCCGCCGAAGTCGCCGTCGGTGAACTGATACTCCAGTCCCGCGGACGCCACTTTTGCCACCCGCTCCTGCTCGCCGGTCTCGGTGTGCCGTCGGGGGCTTGCGTCAATCTCCGGGTCCTGGTGGTAGAGGTACGGCTTCCGCGCCTGAATAGTCGCGAAGATCAGCCCAATCCCGCGCTTCTCTGCACCCTGCTCTACCGCACCGTTCCGATAGGCGTTGTCGAGATCCGCCCAGTCCTCGAACAGAGACGTCTTGAGCAGCGAGTAAGCGCCATCAACGCGCTCGAGCAACTTATGTGCCGCCTCCGGCTTGATTGGGAGGTTGTCCGCGTCCACTACAGCCACCTCATGCCAACAGAAGTACCAGACGGCCGATCCGAAACCACGCCGTCGTCGTCATCCCACGCGAGATCCATGGTTCCTCGGCCTGCCTTCTCCCACCGCCCCGGCGGGTCAGGTTCCTCCGCAGTATGCAAGAAACTGTGCGGGGACGAACCGGTTTCCAGACTCAAGACTGTCTGCGCCCCCATCCAGGCGATCACAAGATCGTCATGCTCGCCCACAGGCGCGCCCGTCTTCAATCGCTTGTAGTTCTCGTCACCAGCGATGATCCCTCCTGTAGATGTCGCCTTCTTGGCGAACTCAAGGAACCGGCGCATCTCAGCGATCAGCCGCTTGGAGCGAATGATCGGGGCCTCAAGCCGCACCAACGTCTCGCCCGTCGAGACCATGAGAGGCTTCGTCGCCATGTTCGTCACCCAGCCGATCCGTTGGTCCATCGCGATCGTCTCAACGTGGTCGCGGAGGTAGACGTTCCAGTACTGGCTCATGTTCACAGCAAGAGACACGTAGTGCCCAGGACCGTTCGTCTCCCAACAGATCATCCCGTCGTTGTAGTAGAGCGCCAGCAAGATCATGGCCTGAGCCGCCTGGTGCGGGTCTACCTGGCCCCACCATTCGGCTGCCTGAACCCGTGACTCACGGTCCACAACCTGGATCGCCGTGTAGTCACCAGTAGCCCGGCCAGAAGCTACGTCCATGAACAGGATGTAGCTGTGCCCCTCCTTCGGCTTGCCCCAGCACCAAAGCGGGCCGTCATGCGCGCCGCGGAGTTTCGGCTTCATGTCCGCAGCCACCCCGATGCTTAGAGCGTCGGAACTCACGAGCTCGTTCTGCGCCTCGTTGAAGATGTGCCCCCTGAAGCCGGCATCGACCACTGACTTCGACTCGATCGTGCGGATCGCCGGCTCGGGGAACACGCGCGAAGCTGCGAAAGCGAACGCCTCCTGTGGGTTCGACGGGTACTCCTGGCGGAAGAGGTCCCAGTTCTCCTCCATCTTGTCTTTCCACGTCCGATAGGCCCAATACGCCTGTTCGGGGGCGAGGTCGTACTCGTCGACCATCGCCAGGACTTCCTCTGGCATCCGGTCAAGGAACTCCCTAGCGGTCATGTCCTTCGGAAGTGGCGTGACGTAAAAGGGCATCTGCCACCAGGCGTAGAAGATCGACTCCCACGCCTCGTCGTCGTCCTCAAATGCCGACTTCTCCCGACGAGACCCGTGGCCCTTCCAATGACGCCAGAACTTGTCGTGGAAATAGCCGCCGGCTCCGTTTGCAGTCGACTCGAGCACGATCAGTGTCTCTGGCGTTTCAGAGAACGTCGGCATCAGGCCGAGCATGAACTTCTCCGCGTCATCCCAGAACGCGACCTCCGAACCGTGGAAGTAGTGGAGCTCGAAACCACGAGCCGACTTCACCGACGCAGCGCACGCCACGTCGAACCGGCTGTTCAGCCCCATGTCCTCATTGTTCGGATGCGTCAACCACAGCTGGTTGTCGTTGTTCCGACGATGCTC